AAAATTAAATCTGGATTTAATGGCTTAAAAGAAGACATGAAATCAATAGCGCAATGGGCAGTCGAAGGATTAGAAAAAGGATTAGAATTTAGTAGAAAACTCAAAGAAAAAGCTGAGAGTCTCGCACAGAAAACTATATCAGCAGTAAAAGAAAAATTTGATATACATTCACCTTCACGAATTATGATAATGTTGGGTAAGTTTGTAAGCGAAGGACTTGCACTTGGTATAAAAAATAATACTAGTTTAGCAGTAAAAGCGAGTGAAGATTTAGCTAACGCAGTAATAACATCTACTAATAAAATAAAAGAAAGTACATTTCAAGACAAATTGGGACATTTATTAAATTGGGGTTCTACAGAAAAAGAAGCTTATCAAGATGCAACTAATTTTATTAATAAATTAAATAATGAGCAGTTGGAACATTCTAAAAGTATACTAGATAAAGAGTATAAATTTAGAGTAGAAAATGTAAAAAATGATTTGAAAAATGCAAAAGAAAGCAATGCTAAAAAGTTAGAATTAGAAAAGAACAGAGTCAATTCGCAAATTGCATATTATCAAAAGATGCAGAAAAATACGAAAAATAAAAATACAAAGAATTTCTATGCTAATAAAATAGATACTTTAAAACAATATCTAAAGCAATATGAAAGTACAATTAAAGCTACACAAGATGTGACTATTAAGAAGCTAGAAGTATCGAAAAATGCTCTTGAAAAGTATTATGCAGAAGCTAAAGAACTACTTAAAAATCGAGAAGATAATTTAAAAGATTTTATGTCTACTACAAGTAATTTTGCTAGTAAATTAAAAGAAGCTTTAAAGCAAAACATAGATGAAATACAGAAAAAAGAGGAAGAATCTATTAAGAATAATCTTACTCTAAATGATAAATGGAAAGAGCAAACTCTAAAATCTTATGCAGACATTCATAAGACTAGAGTTGAAAATCTTGATAATGAATATAGAGTATTTGAGAAAAATATCAATAATGAAACTAAACTACTTGATGATAAATTAAAAAGATTCGATTCCGAAAAGGCTGATACTGATGATTCTAAGAAAGAAAAAGAACTAAAAAGAATCTTATCTATGAATTACAGTAAAAAGAAAAAAGCAGAAGCACAGAAGGAGTTAAATGCATTAATCAAAAGTAGAGATGAAAGGCACTACAAAGAAGCTATAGAGCAACAAAAGGAAGCTTTAAGAGAACAGCTAGACAATAAAAAAGAGAGCATTGAAGAAAGTAAAAAGGCACTAAATAAGCAGTATGAACAAGATAAAGAAAACACAGAAAAAATTTATAAGAATAATAAAGAGATGTATGATAATCAACTTGATTACACTAAGAAATACTATGCAGAGCAAAAGAAAGAAGCAAATATAAATGCTAGAGTACAACAAATTATTATAGAAAATAATCAAAAAGAAATTATATCTTTGCTAAAAAGTACAGGTAAGGATTATGAGATAACAGGAGCAACATTGGCAGATAAATTTGCAACTGCATTTGTAGATAAATTAAGTGTTGTAAAAGATGCTATAAGCGACATAACAGAACAACTAAATAATGTAAATGTAAGTGTTAATACTAGTAGTTTGCCAAGCCTTGCAACAGTAAGAGGATATTCTACATCTAATATTAGTAATACAAAAACTAATGTATCTAATAGCTATGGCAGTATTCTACATGCAGATAAAATTGTATTGAATGGGCATAAAGATACACAAGCATTTGCAGAAGAATTAGAATTTTATAGACAACAAGCATCAAAGGCAAAAGGGGGTAGATAGTATCTATAGTTTTAATTTTAGAAATAAAGATAGTTTTAAAAATTTTGGGATAGCGGTTAAAACAAGACCAGCTATTCCTATGCCACAACGTAGAGTACAGTATGAAACTATACCTGGAAGAAATGGTTCTTTAACTATTGACGATGAAACATATGACGATATAACAATAACGATTGATTGTAATTTTCTGACCAATGAAATGCGAAATAAAGCTATGCAAATAAAGCATTGGCTTATGGGTAAACAGGATAGATTAATCTTTTCTGATGCTACAGATAAGTTTTATATAGCACAAGCAGTAAATAAAATAGATATAGTACAAACGTTAAGGGTACTGGGAACATTCCCAGTTATTTTTAATTGTAAGCCTTTTATGTATTACTTCTCTGGACTAGATACTATTACAATTACTAGTCCTACAACTATATATAGTCCAGAATTTGTGGTTGAAAGTGAACCAGTAATTAAAATTTATGGACAAGGAGATATAACCTTAAATATAAATAGTAACTCTATAAAACTAAAAGATGTACAAGACTATATAACTTTAGATTCTACTATACAAGAGTGCTATAAGAATAATTCTAATTGTAATAACAAGATGTGTGGAGAGTTCCCATTGTTTATTGAAGAAAATAAGATAAGCTGGAAAGGTAGTGTGCAAAAGATAGAAATTATAACGAATTGGAGGTGTTTATAATGGATAAAATATTTAATTTAAAAATTGATACTAAAAATAAAAACATAAATGAAATTAAAGGACTAAAGCAAGATGATAGTAATGCACTTTTAAATATTACTTTATTACAGAATAGTTTAGCATTAGATTTAACTAATTGTACAGTGCGTATTAACTTTCTAAGAGAAGATGAAAGAATATTATTGTATATGTCGGATATAGTTAGTGTTAAAGAAGGTAGGGTAAGTATCAAATTAAGTCCAGAAGTATTAGAAAAAGCTGGACTTGTTAAAGCAGATATTAGTGTATTCGATAGTAATTTATTTAAAATAACTAGTGCTACATTTAATTTAAAAGTAGAAAAAACTATATACAATTCTGATACTTATTTTACAGATAAAGATTTAGATCTTATGCAGCAAGAATATATTCGAGAAAAGCAAAGACAAGCCAATGAAAATGTTAGAAAAACAAATGAAGATACTAGAAATAACAATGAAATAGAGAGATTAACACACGAAACGCAAAGACAAACAAATGAAAATACTAGAATAAAAGCTGAAAATACAAGAGCAGAAGAATGGAATAACATAAAAAAAGATGGGAACAATTTAAAAAATACTTTAGACAATGCAATTACTAATGCTAATAAAAGTAAAGATAATTTACAGAATACAATTAATAATGCAGATAAAGTAAGAAAAGAATTAAACGTTAGCAATTATGTTTCTAATTCTAAATACGATGCATTCGAGAAAAAAGTTCTTGATGAAAATAAAAATACTAATACACAATTAGAAGATTTGAAAACTAAAAAAGCAGATCAAGCCTTTGTAGATGCACAAATTGCTACAATAATTAGTGGCGCTCCAAAGGGAACTTATCCTACTTTAAATGCTCTAAATCAAGCTTATCAAAAAGGTGCAGATGGCGTATTTTTAGTTTTAGAAAATGGTCACTGGTATTATTGGAATAGTTCAACTTCAAGATGGACAGATGGAGGGATTTATCAAGCTACAGAAATTCAGAACGGTAGCATTACAACCAAACAATGTAATTTTATTGAAAATGATATGTCGGATAATTTACTTAATCTAAACAAGATAACTAAAGGATTTCTAACAGATGGTGGTAAAATAGAAGAAAACTCTAATTATTTTACAACTGACTTTATAGAAGCTACCATGAGTGATGTTGTACGTTACACATACGATATCAACATGGGCACAAATAATAAAGTTTATTGTTTTGATAAAGATAAAAAATTATATTCAACTCGTAATGGTGAATTAGATGATACTACAACATACAGAGTTGTAAAATTAACTGATGCTAATATAAAATATATAAGAATATCATTTAATAATAAAAATTTCAACTCAGCTATGATTTTTTTAAATAAAAATTATTCTACAAAGTATCAACAATATTATAAAAAAAGTTATTTAAACAATGAGTTCTATTTAAATAATACACAAAAAAATGAAGTTGAAAACATAGTATATAGCAATTGCTTAACTAATAAAATCGTGGCTTGGAATGGAGATTCTATATGTGCAGGAGATGGATGGCGTGGAGGTTATCCGAAAATAATAGCTGAAAGAAACAACATGATTAGTGAAAATATTGCAATTGGCGGAGGATCGATAACAGCAGAACAGTATCACGTTGATAATCATAAACCTCGACATTGGATTTCAAGAACAATTGAAAAAATGAGATCTGATGCAGATTATGCAATACTAGAAGGTGGCGTAAATGATTATAGTTTAAAAGTTCCTTTTGGAATTATTACGAAAGATTTTACAAGTAAATTAGACGATACTACGTTTTGCGGAGCATTTGAAAGTATGCTAAAACAATTAATACTAAGATTCCAAGGTAAAAAAACAGGATATATTTTAGTGCATAGAATTTGGGATAATAATTTAGACTTTAATGCCAAATGGTATCCTGCAATATTAGAAATGTGTGCTAAATGGGGAGTGCCAGTGTGTGATTTGTATAAAAATTGTCCATCTCTAAAATTAATTGATGAATTAAAAAACAGATATACTAATAATAAAGATGGGTGGCATCCAAACGAAGAAGGATATAGAAAATATTATGTAGACAAAATAGAAAACTGGATGAAAACACTTTAAAATTTAATATTATAGGCAATAAATTGGGACTTTAAAAGTCTTTTTTTATTGCCTTTTTAAAAAAGTAGGTGATAAAAATAATTAATATTTATGATAGTAAGGAAATAGATTTTGAACATAATGGTCTTGCAGTATTAGATAAATGTATAAGAGTAGAAGTCACAGAAGAATTAAACGGACTGTACGAATTGGAATTAGAATATCCAATATTCAATAATTCTAAATGGGGACATTTAATTGAAGATAACATAATACAAGTTCCAACTCAATTTGGACTACAGTTATTTAGAATCTATCATAAAACTAAAACTCTTACAAAAATAAAAATTAATGCCAGGCACATTTTCTATGATCTATTAGATAATTTAATAGAAGAAATAGATATAAGAGGACTTACTGGTAAAGATTCTTTAAAATTAGCAATGAATAACTTGGCTTATAAAACTAAATATAAATATTTCTCTAATATAAATTGGAAAAATAATATTTACATTGATGATGAAACAGGAGATATAGAAAATAAGAATCCAATAGAGGTGCTGTTCTTTTTAATAAGTATTTATGGTGGGGAGCTTAAAAGAGATAATTTCAATTTCTTATGGCTGGAGAATGTGGGACAGGACAATGGTATTGTAATAAGCTATGGTAAAAACATTAAAGGGATAGAGGAGGACTTAAATAGAGATTCTGTAATTACTAGAATAAAACCTGTTGGCCGAGATGGTTTAACGCTGGATGAAAAATATATAGATAGTCCTAATATTTCTAAATACCCTCATCCCAAAATAAAATGCATTGAATTTTCGGATTGTAATGATTATGACAGTCTAAGAAAATCAGCAAGAAATTATTTTAAGAAAAATAATTGTGATATTCCTGTTTTAAATTATAAAGTTGATTTTATAGAACTGTCCAAAACAGAAGAATATAAAAATTACAGTTGTCTGGAAACTTTAAATTTAGGAGATATAGTTACGGTTAAACATAAAATTCTTAATATAGATGTTAAGCAAAAAGTAATAAAGTATAGCTGGGATTGTTTAAGAGATAGATATATTAATATCGAACTTGGGAACTTCAAAGAAAATCTTAATAAAACTTTTGAGGAAACGGATGATAATCTTGATAAGCTTAATGATGATATAAAAGATGTTGATAAAAGAATTAAGGAGAATGAAAAAAGATTTAAAAGTGATATAGAAAAAACAGATAGAAAAATAGCTTTAACCGTTGAAGAGATAGGCAAAACTAATACTAAAATAGAGCAAACAGAGAAAAAGATTACATTAGAAGTTAATAATAAAATCGCCAATTGTAATTCTAAGATAGAACAAAATGCAGATAACATTAGTTTGGTAGTTAATGGTGGAGAAATAGACGGTAACGCTTTAGTTTCAGCAATTAATATGTCACCTAAAAAAATAAATATGCGAGCCTTAAATATTGATCTCGATGGTTATGTTACTTTCACAAATTTAGAGCGTGGTGAAACTAGAATTGATGGTGGTTGTATAGATTGTAGTAACATTGATACAGATGAAATTGGCTCTAAGATAACTCATGTATCAAAGTTTATACATTTCAACGGTCACAATGGTCTTGGAGGAATTGGTTTAAATCGAGACAATGACTTATGGCTATATAGCAATGGAGATGTAATTATTGATGCTAGTAGAATGAAATTTGAAAATGGTGACAGGGTTGCTACAAGAGAGTGGGTAAAAGATTTTATTGATGATAGATTAGAAAAATTTAAAGATATTTTAGATTTTATTAAGAAATAACACGTTATATAACAGTAATTATGTGACGTGCTTGTAAAATTAGAAGAGAAGCACTGTTAACACTTAGTAAAACAAGATAAAATTAGATTTTCAGAGCGTACAGTTAATAACTGTACGCTCTTTTTATATAAAAATTTAGGAGGTTCAAATGGAAAATGAAATAGTAAAAATGGTAGCAACACAAGGGGTATTTGCAGTATTTTTCGCATACCTCCTTTTTTATGTTTTAAAAGAAAATTCAAAGAGGGAAGAGAAATATCAAGAAATCATATCAAAATTAACAGAAAAATTTAATTTATTAGATACTGTAAAAAATACAGTAGATAAAATAGAAGAAAATATAAAGGAGAGATTTTAATGGAATTCTTAAAACAATTTTTACAAATTAAAAAGATTATAGCTTTATTAACTACTATAGTATTTTCTATATTAGCACTTAAAGGGAGTATAAGCAGCACAGAGTTTTTAACAATATTCAGCATGGTAATAGCATTTTATTTTGGACAAAGTACAACTAGACAAGCAATAAAGGAGCAAGACAAATAGTCTTGTTCTATCTTATTTTATAAAATTTTAGGAGGGGTTTTATTATGAAAATATTTATAGATCCAGGACATGGTGGACACGATAGTGGAGCAGTAGGTTTTAATTCTAAAGAGAAAGTATTTGCATTAGATATTGCAACTAAAGTAGCTAATATGTTTAAGAATTTAGGACATAAGGTATATATGAGTAGAACAGACGATACATTTATAGCTTTAACTCAAAGAGCAAGAATGGCCAATAGCTGGGGTGCTGATTTATTTATTAGCTTTCACTGTAATTCTGGTGGAGGACATGGTGTTGAAGTATGGCACAGTATACATGGTGGTAAAGGCAAAGATTATGCTAGGCTAGTAGATAATCAACTACGTTCTATAAACACTTCTAGAGGATTAAAATGTAAACAAGGTAAGCATGGAGATTTTATATATGTATTAAGAGCAACTAGTATGCCAGCAATACTTATAGAATTTGGTTTTATGGATAATAAAAGTGATATTGATTTACTTAAAGATGCTAATATAAGAACTAGATATGCTAAAGCAGTTGTAAATGCAATTACAGGGGAAAAAGCTACAACAACAACTAATAATACCTCTAGTAGCTCTTTAGACGGTCGCATGGCTATTTGTACAGGAAATGGAGTAAGGATAAGAAGCTCTATGGACACTAGCAATTTAAATAATGTTTTAGGAAGTTTAAATAAAAACGATACTGTTAAGATTTTTAAAAAAGTTGAAGATTGGTACGAAATTTATTATGGATCACATGGCGGATATGTAAGCGCAGATTATATAAGTCTAATTTAATATATATAATATGTAGGAATTTTAAAGGGATGCTATTTAGTGTCCCTTTCTTTTTTTATTTTTTTGCTTAAATCTTATAAATTACCCCTTGAACTTATACACGAATTAGTGTATAATATGATTAAAGGTTAAGGAAAGGGGATATGAAAAATGAAATTCAATAGTACAATAATTAAGAAAGCACATCAAATGACAAAAGAAATAAAAAAAGAATATTCAGAAGTAGATTACAAAGTTCAGTTTGGATTATGTCTTTCATATCTTCTTTCAAATGTGAAAGGGGATAGTACAATGCAAGAATTAAAAGGTACTGAAAAACAAATCAAATGGGCAGAAGACATAAGAAAAGCAGTAATGGACATGAATAATTATTTATTAGAAAATGTTAGTATTTTAGAAGAAGAAAAAAGAATAAATAAAGCTAAAGAAGTATATACAACTTCAAAAGAATATTTAGAAAATGTATCAGATTCTAAAGTTTTTATAGAGACTTTCAAAGAAATTTTAACAATTACAGGCGACTTTAAAAACGATACTTTTTATAATAAATTTAGAGTATTTAAAGATGGAATTAAAAGTTTAGGACTAAAAGGATATGGAAGATTAGGAAATGGAATTAGATTAAAAATTGCAGAAAAAGAAGGATTAGACTAATTTTGTTAGGGGACTTAATATCCCCTAATTTATAAATAAGGAGAATAATAATATGGGTAAAGCATTTGAAAATTTTTATAAAAATAAAAATTTAAATATAGGCGAATATTTAAAAGATAAAGAAGCTACTATGAAATCAGTAGATATTTATGATAATTTAATAAAAGATAATTTAACAATATTAGATTTTATAGATGAATATTATGATAATATTGAATTAACTAAAGAATTAATAACTAATCTTGAAAACGAAAATGCTGAATATGAAAGTGAAATAAAATCAATAGTTAAACAATTTAAGTTAAAGTATAAAGATGAAGAAAATGGATGTATTTATAATCCAGATAAATCACTTTATGAAATCTTAACAATTACAGAAGCTAGTGAATTATGGAATAAAGAAGTTAGTACATTAAGAAGAAATTTTGCAAAAGGAACTCAATTTAAATTAAATGTAGATGTCCGTAAAAGTGGTGCTACATGGCTTGTAACACGAGAAGCTATGACACGTATATATGGAGAAATTTAAATATAGAAATAAAAAAGTTGCATTTGGATATAGTCCATTTAAAGATAAGTGTGTTGATTTAATATTAAAATAAAGGGGATATAGATATGATATTAAGAATTGAATTTAAAAATACAGAAATAAATGCATGGAATAAAAAACACAATGCTGATGAATACAGCACTAAATTCGAGGAAGAAATTTTTAACATAGTAGATAGTTTAATTGACATAACAAATGAATATTGGGATAGTCATACAACGTGGTATGATAAAATTTACAATGTTAAATTTGATTTACTAGAAAATATAGATAATGATACTTTAGAAACAATTAAAGATAAAATAACATCTAATATGGAAATCGACATAGAAAAAATTGAAATAGATACTAATAATTATCAGTAATTAAATATTAGATAGGGGGATATTATGGATATTATAATGCAAAATAAAAATTATAAAATGATTAAAATATCTAGTACCAAATATCAAATTTTAGATAAAAATAATAAATTGGTATTAGGTATGGAAGGTAAGAATTTTACTAAAGAAGAATTAGAAGAACAATTTAACAATTGCCTTAATAATTGCATAATAATTTAATAAAAAATAACCATGGTATTTAATAATCCATGGTTATTTTTGTTATGCATATTTTATTTTAAATTAACTTCAAATGTAAAAGGCTTAAATTGTAATTCATAGTTTTCAGAAGAACCTTCAAAATTAAATTTTAAAGTATCACCTTTTTGATCTATTGCTTTAAATAAGACAACTCCATCTTCTTTAACTCCTGGCATTATTTCGCTTTGTATTTCTTTATATTTTGCATCAAAGTTTTTTTCACCTTCAGGAACCTGTTTAGAACCTTGAGTTAATTTACTATTAAATGCATAAAAATTTATCTTATTTTTAGTATTATTATTTATTGTTAGATTTACTCTAGTTTCCTTTTCGGCTATTTCAATAGAATTTAACTTAATTACATATCCATTTTGATTAATTTCTTTATCTACTTTTATAGTTTTAATTGCTGGAGCAAATGCTTTAGCATAATCAGTTTTTTCTACTTTATCCGCTGCAATCATAGGTGCAGAAATCTTACCACCTAGTGCATTTTCACCTTCGAATTTATCTTTAATAGTTCCTACTACATGTACAATATCATCTTGTTTTACATCAAGTTTAGTATCATTTACAGCTACTACCGTATTTAATTTATCATTATTATTAGCAAAACATTGTAAGTAAATTCCTTTAGCATCTTTTTCGGGATTTATAAATACTTTAGCAAAAAAGTCTACTTTATCACCTTTAAATTTATTAACGTCTGAATACATTTGCTCAAATTCAGCTTTATTTAATTGTTTAGCATTTTTATTGCTTGTACTTTCTTTAGCACTTTCACATCCTACTAATGCTACTAGCATTAATGTAGAGCATATTGTTGCTATAATTTTTTTAATTTTCATGTTTTTACCTCCTGCCTTTTTTATTATTATACAATACTAGACAAATAGTGTAAATATGTTAACAAACTATGAATAAATTTTCTTTTTTTATTAATAAATTACAAGTAAAGAAATTCTAAGTAACATTTCTTTACTTATTGCATATATTGTAAGTATAGAAGATAGAAAAAAGATATAAAGGATGTGTAACAGTTGCCTAAAATTAATGTTAGTTTTAAAAAAACTACAAAAGACATGAATTTATATTTAAAAATTATGGAGCAAGAAGAGAAAAGCGAATTTATAAAAGAGTGCATTAAATATTATATAGATTCTATAGAAAATAAAAAAAGTAGAGATTAAATTTCTCTACTATACATATAACCAATGAAAATATGTTATATGAAAATTTACTATAGAAAGGTCGTTTTACCTTATGATTAACTACTTAATAAAAAGTTTTTTAAATACTTATGTACCACGCAACACAACTTGTGTTGAAGAGTTACTCTATGACAAAGAAGTATATCCTATCTATGCTCAAACTAAAGGCAATTTCAATTATGCTATTAAGAATAAACTTTTGAGTAGACAAGATATACTTCAAATCAAAAAAATGCTTAATCAAGCATTATTCAAAAGACGTCACCTCAAAGATTATGCTCGAAGAAAATTTGAGAATGACGCACACGAGATTTATACTAAGTTAAAGTCTAAATATTTATCTCGTAAGCAACTTACTAATATAGATAAATATATTAATAAAGTTGTTGAATCTAAAAGTGTTACAACTTCAATTGTAAGCACTAAACAAATAAGCCAACCATAGCTTATTTTTCTGAAAGAGAAATATTTAAAGGATAACCAACCACAGTTATCATTTCTCTTTCATTCACTCTACATATAATTGTGTCCGCTTTGCTCAAATTTTATTCGTTAAAAATTTTTTTAGCTTATTTTTGTTTAAAACAATTTCTATTAATTTATTTCTTATTACTATTGGGTTTAAAGAATGGCTCAACCATGCGTGTTACAGAGGTTGTTTTATAACGGTTATAACGGTATAGTATATAGTTATAACTTAGAGTTACAAACGTTTGTTTGTTAAATAAAAAAGAGTAAGTAATATTTACTCACTCTTTACATATTATTTAATCTTCATCAATAAATCTTTTATCTATCTTTTTATTACTTAAATCTTGTATCTTACTTACTTCAATATTTTTATTTTCTTTATTCTCTAAAATCTTAGAAACTGTTTGTTCAACAATAGCTTTTATATCATCTATACTTATACTATTTGTATTATTATTTATATTATTTTGTTGTTGATTAAAATATTTATATGGATCATATTGTCTTAATGCATCACATATAATATCTACTTTTGAACGTCCTGTTAACTTCATAAATTCAATTAGTTTCTCTTTAGCATCTTGATTACCTCTTGTAAAAGTTACACTTACATTTTTAAAATCTTTTATCTCCAAGTTAATCACCTCTATTTAATCACAATATTTATTATTAGCTATTATAAATAATCCTTCAACACTTTCCCATTTTGGATTATCAGCTATTATTGCGTGTCCTATTTCACCATCATTTTGTATTGTATTAATTAAAAGTTGTGCAGTTCCACCAGTAATTACAGGAGTTATAACTTCATAGTCATGTCCTTCAGCTTTTATGCACTCTTTTATTTTGTTCAAATACTGTTGTTTTATTTCCTTTATTACAGTTCTTGATTCTTCATCAAACTTATTAGAAAGAGTTAAACAATCATCTATTAATGCATTTTCAGCTATCTTTTCTGTTATATTTTTACCTTTTGTATATGCTCTTAATCTATTAATTGCTAATGTATTAAGTAAATAGTTATTTCCACCATAGTTCCTTGCAAATCTACTTTCCTTTACTGCAACACAGTCCTGGTACACACAAAAACTAAAGTTAACGCCACCTAGATCTATTACCGCAACGTCTTTGCCTTCAAAAGTTTTTATATTATTATATATAACTCCAGAACCTTCAGCTTTTAGAGTTATATCATCAATTGTAAAAGAATAATTTTCACCATTTACAACTATGTTTATTTCACTATCACCTTTTATTAATTTCTTATATTCATTTTTCATTTCTATGTCATTAATAAAATCAAGCGGACAAGCTAAAACCATGTATACATTATTATCTTTAGTATTAGCTTTCAAAAACTTACATATAGTAGCATAAATAGCTATTTGATTTTGCACTTTAGTTTTATTACTATCATAATCAAAACTAGCTCCAGCACTTCCTAAAATGAAAATTTCATTATTATACTGTACTTTATAAGAATTTCCTTCACAATCCTCGTCTATATCATTTGTCACATGACATTTATTTAAGAAATCAACTCTTTTAACATCGTCATCATTTAATTTCCCAACTGCCTTTACTTGGTATTTTCCAGCATCAACACTTAAAATTAATTTATTCATATATTACCCTCCATCTAATTATATTTAATTGTATTCAATTAAATATCGATTAAAATATAGTTATATCTCAATTAAGTAACTATATTTTACCATACAAATTAATTATGTGTCAACTGTATTTCAATTATATTTAATTATATTTTAAGCTAATATAATTAAAACTTGATTGAATTATAATTATATAGTATACTTTAACTATAGTTTTTATTCTATATAATAAAAAAGATAACTTATTATGTAATAAGTTATCTATAAATATATTGCAATTTAAGAAATTTTAATGTAATATAATAGCAAGTAAACCAATAAAAAAAGAATATAAAACGTGTTAGTTTTAAAAATAAAAGTACAAAAAATAACACATCCGCATCAATCTACGGTCGACAAACTTGCGATTGATACGGATTCCAGAAAACCTAAAAGGTTTTTTCTAACTAATTATATGTTTATTATATATAAAGTATGTATATAAATCAATAGTTTTTTTGAAAATCTCCTGAGGTTTCTTACAGTTATTTTTCTGTACAATCTTGGGAGGTTTTTTATTATGACAAATTACAGAACAAATCTAAACGAATTAGAACTAAATAGACTTAATCTTATCGAAAATAAAGAAATTAGAAATAGTTGTATGTCTATATTGTCTTATCTACTTAAAAAGCATACAGAAGAAATAGAGCAGTATGCAGAAGCAGAACTTACAAGCCTTAAAAATCAATTTACATTTAAAATATCTCTTAGAAAATTTTTAGAAAAATATAACAGAGGTCATGCAAAATTAAGTATTGGAACTCTAAAAAATAGAATGGATTTATTATTAAAATATAATCTAATTTTTAGAGTTGCTAAAAGCACTTATTCTTTTTGTAGAAATAAGCTGAACAATTCACTAAACAAAAACTTGAACAAAAAAAATGTTACTCAACACATTGATACAACTACGTTACAAGTACCTCGCAAAAAACATAAATACTTAAATAATAAAATAAATATAAATAATAATATTAATAATAGTGTTGCACACGCTACGCAAACTAAAATTTTTGTAAATAGCATAGAAGAAATAAAAGAGCAGTTAGAATACAATATATCTAAGTTTAATATAAAATACGATTTTGCAATTAAAGAAGTTTACAGAAGAATTAAAAAAATAATAAAATCAGGTGCTTTAAGATTTAAAGGTGTAGAGAACTATTTAACAAGTGTTCTAAATAGTGTTAAAAACTACTTTATACCTAATTGTTTTAAAAATAAAAATAAATCTACTATTATAGAACAACAAGATAACACTACTACAAATGCAACTACAACTGTATTAGAAGATATACTTAAAGCAAATACAAATAAGAATAATCAAGATATTAATACTTGCAATAATATAAATAACAGATATAAGAAAATCGATTCATTTAATAACTACGAACAACGCTCTTATGACTTTGATGTATTAGAAAAACAGTTGCTAGGGTTAGCATAGGAGGGTACACATATGAAAAGATTAAATATTAAAAGAGTAAATGAAGTAATAGGAAATCAATATACTATGTGGAATAGAGGAGATGTTGTATTAATAAATGCCCAAACAGGTGCTGGTAAAACATCATTTATTAAAAATGTTCTACTGGACCAGATGCAATTTGGAGAACGAATGCTTTATTTATGTAATCGTGTAAGTTTAAAAAGACAATTCAAAATAGATTTATTAAATAAATACAACTTACCAATTCCACTAGATCATGGTTTAATAGATTTACAAGCACTAGATAATATAATAAGAATAGAGAATATAGAAATAATAAGCTATCATCAGTTGCAGGCAGCAATGATGAAAGAACAATATCAAAACTTTAAATGCAATTTAGATTATTATAGATATATAATTTGTGATGAATATCATTTTTTTGTTGAGGATTCTACTTTTAATAATAAAACACGTTATGCATATAGTAAAATTTTAGAGAATACTCCAGGAGCAATAAAAATTTTTATGACAGCAACAGATGATGAAGTCAAAAACTCTATGTTAAATAATTTAGGATGGCAAAATAATAACAAATTTAATTCAAACATGAAAATATGGAACTATACAACAGGTATAGATTATAGCTATGTTACTACTAAATATTTTAAAAATATAAATGATATAATTCAATTAATAATAAATGATTCAACTGATAGTAAATGGCTTATATTTGTAAGCAATAAAGGAAAAGGAGATGAAATAAAAGAGCAATTAAAGAATAAAAAGATAGATGTGAATACAATTTATAGTCAAACTAAAAATAAAGAAATTAATAATATAATTAATAATAGTAAATTTAACTGCAAGGTATTAATAACAACTAAGGTATTAGAAAATGGTATTAATTTAAACGATGAAAAACTAACTAATATAGTCATAATGGCATGGAATAAAACTGAATTCATACAGGAGCTAGGAAGAAAGAGAATAGATATAAATAATGCACAAGAGATAAATTTATTTATTCCTACAAGATATAGAAAATCATTCATAGGAAAATTGAAGGTACTTGAAGAAATAGAAGATAAAATTAATTTATTTTATAGCAACAGATTACAATTTAACTATACATTTGATAATGATGTCCAGAACTTAAATAATCCAATTTTTTTTAATCAAAACGGACAATGGCAAGTTAATAATATAGGTGCATATAAATTAAATTTAGACATATGGTTTATGAAACGAATGATTAATAGATTTAATACTGAAGGTGAATTTGCTTTTGTTAAAGAACAGTTAGAATGGATTAACTTAGGACATACATTTAACGAAAATAACCTAATAGGTAATGTTGTCGATGATAGTGATAAAAACAAATTTATAGATTATTTAGAAAATATAGTAGGTAAGAAATTATTTAAAGAGCAGCAACAAGAGTTATCTAACTTAATAATAAAAGAATTAACAACAATAGCTACAGATGTTGATTATAGAACAACTAAGTTGAAGCCTTCAACATTAGAAGAAATAATAAGAAATTAGTTGGGATTACCTTATGCGGTAAGTAAAACTAAACAAGAAACTAAGGGAGTTAATAGGGGAAAGAGATATATTATTATAAGTAAGCTACTTTAATTAAGTATAATTATTTTGTAACAGTTTTACTATAAAATCTATATTAATTAATTATATAGTAAAAGTGTGACAAATTTATAGAAGGGACAATTTTGGTGTCTAGTTATATTAGATATAGCTATACATTAATTTTGTCCCTTAATTATTATGTATATGAATTTAATCAAATAGAAAAAACAACATCAACAAAAATTAATGCCTGAATAAATTAAACGTCCTGGATCTATATTAATCTAATGTGTTGTTGTTTTCTTTAAAATAATCTAATAGAATCTTAGCAGCCATGTTGCTTACAGTTCTTCCTTCATATTCCGCGAGGTCCTTTAGTTTCTCGTGAATTGTTTTTGGTATAGTGACTTGAATCCTTGTATTCTCTTTTTTAATCAAATAAACACACCTCCAGTATTAATATACTAAAGAGGTGTATCTGTTGTACTTAATGTGTACCTAAGTGTACCACTTTCAAAGCAAATTAATATTCTATAATTTTAAATAATTCCAAAGGGTTTATCTCTAATGCATTAGATAAATTTTCAATTATTTTTAAATTAGGGCTTTTTAAATTACGTTCTAGCCTAGAAATATAACTTTGACTTATATTGCATTTTTCAGCCAAATTAGCTTGGGTAATATTAGCTAGAATTCTTTTTTCATACAACATGAATTTTATTTTATACATATATCCTCCTTTGATTTTAATTTAATTTAAGATTATGCATAAAATATATAAAATAACAAGTAGAAAAATGTAACAAATTGTGGAGCGATTTTCTTAAATATGACCGCATTGCATACGATATCGTGCTATAATTACTATTGTAATCAACGCATGGTTTTTTTATGAATTTGATAATAATATTAGGTTAGTTGTTAAATATTATCATTAAAAGTAAATATATAGCTATATATTAATAAAACAAATATTTAAATTTAAATTCGCAAAATCAACTTATTATGAAGCAAAAATTTTTTTATAGCATGTAAAAATAAAAAAGTGCTTAATATTAACAGCATATTGCGAAGTAACTTTTTAGATCAGTAATTATTAAATTATCAAAACGACCTATTTGAAGATAATTTTAGAAAGTAGTATATTTTAGTTGTGCACAAGATAAGGACTAGTCCTCCAAAAATCTTAGGGGGAATACAGATGAAAAAAATATTAGAATTAGAAATTGAAATATTAAATAGATTACAAATATTAAAAGAAAAAAAGAAGGATTAATTTCCTTCTTTTTCATCATCATATTCATTTTTTTCTTCTAGATGTTTTAAGTCTGCTTTCAAAGCAAGTAATAACATCTCTTTTTCAGTAGTAGTTAAATTATCTAAATCTTTTAGGAGTTCTAATTTTTTTAGTTCCTTATAAACTCTCTTTAAAGATTTAAATTCTTCCCTTGTATTTAAATAATCTTTTTCTTTTGTAACTCCATATAGCCAAAATTCTTCAGGTTGATTTGAAATTTGAAATAGTTTATCTAATACGGCCTGTGATGGTTTTCTACTACCATTTTCCAACATACTATATAGAGAACGTGTAATACCAAGCTTGTTAGCCATTTCTTGTTTAGTTTTAATGTTTAAATTAGCTCTAAACTCTCTAAGTCTATCATTAAAATTCATCAGTAATACCTCCTAAAATAATTATATCACAAATTTGTGACATTACAACACATATATGTAACAAAACGTGTATTTAGCACATAAAAACGTCACAAAATTGTGAAATGATATGAAAAATAGAGTATCTGAGAGACAATATTGGTAATTGAAGAAAAATTAAGCTAAATCAAACTTCAAAACGAAACAAAAGTGTGACATAATTTAATTAAGAGGTGATACAAATTGCAATTAACTTTAAAAGATTTAAGAAACAACATTGAAGGAATATATAGCATAACAACGGATAAGGTTGCTAATAAATTAGGAATTTCAAGGGAACATTATACAAGGTTAGAAAAAGGAGTTTATAAATTAGATACTTTAAAAATAGAAAAATTATCTATCTTATTTAAAGTAAATGAAGTAACAATTATTAATGCTTGGGAAAATTCAAGAAAAGAAGGTGGATTATTATATGTCAGAAATTCTAAAAATTGAAATGAAAATTTTAGAAGAATTGAAGAAAATAAAAAAGAAAAGGAGAGAATCACATGAATAATTTAATAGAAGTAAAAAACAAGGATGGACAACTTGTAGTAACTAGTAGACAGATAGGAAAAGACTTTGAAAAAGAACATTCTAAAGTAACCAGAGATATAGAAAATTTAATAGAAGGTATAGCCAAAAATGGCGACACCTATAGTAATTTATTTATAGAAACTCAATATCAAAATGAGCAAAACAAACAATGGTATAAAGAATATCTTTTAACCAGAGATGGATTTTCACTTTTAGTAATGGGATTTACAGGAGCGAAGGCTTTACAATGGAAACTTAAATATATAGAAGCATTTAACCAAATGGAGAAGAATTTAAATTCAGATGTACCTAAAAAGCTAACTCCTATGGATCAATTAAAATTACAGTATCAAGTGCTGGAGCAGCATGATAATAAGTTATCCACTATAGAAACTAAAGTAAACTTACTAGAAAATACAATGACTATTGACTATGCTCAACAAGAAGAATTGAGCAGTTTAGCTAAGAGAGTAGTAGTACAGGCTTTAGGAGGTAAAAACGCTCCAGCATATAAAATATTGAGTAAAAAAGCATTTAGCACCTTATGGACAGATTTTAAAAGAATTATGCAAGTAAACAGTTATAAAAATACCGCAGTAAAACAATTTTACAGAGCTAAAGAGATTATAAATAATTGGCAACCTAATTCAGATTTAAATTTGATGATTTTAGGTGCAAATTCTCAACAAATAATATACTAGAGGTGTAACTATGAAGTTCACAATTTTAGGATTTAGTCAAAAAAAAATGATTGAATTAGAAATGACAATAGATCAAGCATTAATACTTAGATATTTTGTAGATTTCAGAGATTCGGGGAATATGGCAAAAGAATATATGGAAGATGATATGTATTACTGGATAGATTATGAAACTATAACTAAAGAAGAATTACCCATATTAAAAATAAGCAAAGATAGACTTTATAGAATTTTAAAAACTCTTTGCCAAAAAGAAATTTTAAAACATAAAACCAAAAGGAAGGGAGGAACATTTTCTTTTTATACTATTGGACCTAGATATGGAGAGTTAATAAGTAGTACGTTAAAAACAACAGAGGGTACGGTAAATAAACCGGAAGGGTATGGTAAAAATACCGCAGAGGGTACGGTAAAAATAACGGAAGGGTACGGTAAAAACAACGGAACAAAAGATTCTTCTATTAAAGATTCATCTATTAATAATTCATCTATTAATATAAAAGACATTATATCTTATTTAAATAAAAAAGCTAATACAAGTTATAGGGCAACTACAAGAAAAACAAAAGAATTAATAGTAGCAAGAGAAAATGAAGGTTTTACAGAAAAAGATTTTTATACTGTAATAGATAAAAAGTCAAAAGAGTGGTTAGGAACAAATATGGAGATATATTTAAGACCAGCTACATTGTTTGGAAGCAAATTTGAGGGATATTTAAATCAAAAGGTTGTTAAAATTTCTAATTCTAATAATAATATAGATTCTTTCAATAATTATGAGCAACGAGATTATGACTTTGATGATTTAGAAAAAAAATTATTAGGATGGCAAGATCAAGAAGATAATTTAAAAAAAGTAGGTGAAGGTTATGGAAACTACAACTTACGATAAATGTGGAAGGATGAATTATAATCCACAAATACATTTTATGAATGGCAAAATATGGAGTCAGGAGGATATAGATTATCTAATTACATGGTATTACATTATAGGAGTTGAAGAAATGAGTTTTGCACTTGGAAGGACAGAAAAAACTATAATGCATAAAGTACACTGTTTAAAAAAAGAGGGGTTAATGGAAAAGCCAGAAAAAATTATAAGGCGTAAAAGAAAGTTAAAAGTTAGTACAGAAAAATAGTAGATTATGAAGGAGTAGAAAATATGAAAGATATTAAATTTAGGGGTTGGCATAAAGAAAAGAAAGTAATGTTTGATGTATTTGGATTTGATGTCAACCATGTATATCCATTTAAAACAGAAGGTTTAGAAATCCCTCCAGAACAAGAAGAAGTGGAATTAATACAATACTCAGGATTAAAAGATAAAAACGGTAAGGAGATTTACGAAGGTGATATTTTAATATGGGAAAATGCTTACTCTATAAAACAAATGGTTGTAGAGTTTATAGATGGCTCTTTTGTTGTTGAGGGGTATAGACCATTAGGACGTAACGGATTATATATAGGTGCTAAAGTTATAGGAAATATATATGGAAAGTAGAGCTTATTTATAGAGTGGGAGACTATTTTAAATATTAGGAGGTACTGTATGAAAGGAACTTTATATATAGATGGTGCACTATTAGTTAATGCTGGATCAATAAGTATTAAAAATAATAGCGATGATATTAATTTTACAAGAAATAGAGTAATTGAAGGAACAATTCAATTAGATACTACAAATTTTAACAATTCAGTATGGAATCTTATGCAGAGTATAAGAAAATTAAATAAAAAGTTAAGGAAGGAACAAGGTAAATTAAAATATTTAAAAAGGATGAGAAATAGGAATAAATTGTATTTGAAAAATAAAGGATGGTGAAGTACAGAATGCAATATATAGCAAGTTTTAGTGGTGGTAAAGATAGTGTAGCTATGGTTCTTAAATTAATAGAACTAAATTATCAGTTAGATCGTGTAGCTTTTATTGATACTGGATTGGAATTTGGAGAACAGATAAATGTTATAAAAATATGTGAGAGAAGATTTAAAGAATTAAAACCTGGATTAAAATTTGATTGGATAAGACCAGAAAAAACATTTGAAGAACAATTTTATACTAAGATAGAAAAAGGAAAAAACAAAGGGAAAATATACGGTTGGCCATACACAACAGCTTTTAATAGCTGGTGCAACGATAGATTAAAGATAAGACCTTTTAAAAAATACATGAAGCAATTTAAAGAAGAAGAAACAGTAATTTATTTAGGTATAGCAGCAGACGAGCCTTCAAGATTAAAAAAACTACAAGCTAATAGGAAAGCTCCACTGGCGGAGTTAGGAATGACAGAAAAAGATTGTCTTAAATATATAAAAGAAAAAGGATTTAATAATCCTATGTACTGGAAGTTCGAAAGACTAGGTTGTTATTTATGTCCGAAACAAAAGTTAGATAGTTTGAGAAGTTTAAGGCGACATTATCCGTATATGTGGGAGAAAATGCTTAAAATGGATGCAGATAGTCCAAAGACATTTAGAGCAGATGGAACTACATTAGCGGAATTGGAGCAAAAATTTAGAAACGAAGAGGATTATGAATACTTTAACTTAGTAGAAGCGAAATTATTTTATGGATGGAGTAAAACATTAAGAAAATTTATTGGAGAAGATATAATGTTAAAAAGATATTGTTATTAATATAATTTGTATTCCGTAGAGATACAAATAGCATATTTTAATAAAATAAAGGATTATATTTTAGCTTAAAACTAATGCAAAGCTAGTAATAGTAATATTTTAGAGAGTTTTAATGTTTCAAGACAAAAGCATCGTTATGTCTTATAAAGCATACAGAAAATTAAGAATATACAGAATAGTAAAAATATTATAGTTAACATATAGAAATTTATGTAAATAAAAAAAGGAGAATAAAATATGAGTAAATTAGAAAAGCATAAACAATTATGTCAGGAATTAAACAAGCTATATGAATTAAAAAATAGAAAATACGGAGATAGTTTTGGAAAGACTTTTAAGGAATATGGACCATCTATGCTATGTATAAGGTTGGATGATAAATTAAGTAGAGCAAAGCAATTATTACTGCATGGAGAAAAAGGTACAGAAGATGAAAGCATAAGAGACACACTAATGGATTTATCCAACTATGCATTAATGGGGATTATGGAATTAGAAAATAAATAAGAGGTGTGGGGTATGGGATATATGGAAGGGTTATTAAGCAGAGCAGTAAAGAGATTAGAAGAACATTTAAAAATAAAGGACAAGTATAGAAAAAGAGTAAAAAACAGACAGAAATTATATAAAAAAAGACTAAAGTTAAATAGAAGATTGTAGGGGGAGAAGGATTATGGATAAGGAGAAGATAGAAAAAATAGTTAAACTTTATTTCGCTGGAGCCAGTGTAAAAGAAGCTATAGAAATAGTTAATATAGATAAAGAAATAAATTTAGAAGATATAAGAGTTAGTAGAGGTTGGAAGTATCAACAACTAAAGATGTAGGAGGAGTTAATATGGTAGATAAGAATATATTTAAGAAAATAGAAGCAAGGTTATATAGATACTATAAGCAGCTAAAACTTATAGAAAAGTTAAAAAATAAAGTAGTATTATTGTGGAAGCAAAAAGAACAAATAGAAAAAGAAAAGGTTGATCTAAAACATCTTAAAATAGATGTGGGATTAAATATGGGTATTGATTATAGTAGAGAAAAGATTAAAAGTAGTAGTAGTGGTATTGGTGAAGCTGAAAGAGAAATTATAAAATATATAAGTGATTTAGATAAGCAATTAAAATACATTATAAGAAAAATAGTTAAAACAAATTCAAAGGTAAGAGAATTAGAATTACAAATTCAAGATATGGATTTTAATTTATCTATGTTAGCAGAAGAAAACAAGTTATTCGTAGAATGGAAATATGGAGAAAATAAAAGTATAAGCTGGATAGCAAATGAAATGTATGGTGGAGCAAGGTCTACTGCATATAGAAAAAGAGAAGAGATAATAGAAGATATATGTAAGTGCGTAAGAATAGCTAGTTGATATGGGACAAAGTTGGGACAAAGTTGAAACAAAAACTATATATATAGTGTGTTATACTAATAGTAGTAAAATAATAATTAAAAACAACAGGGATTACACGGGTGATAGTTTTGGATAAGGTACTCAATTAAAGGGTGCCTTATATTTTTATATTAATTGAGGTGAGGATTGATGTAATATGAATTTCGTTGAACCTATACGAGATGCTCAAAAGGTCAACGACATACAAGAGTATCTTAAAAGGACAAATGAAAGGGACTACATTCTCTTTATAACTGGCGTTTATACTGGATTAAGAATTAGTGATATATTAAGACTTAAAGTAAAAGACGTTAAGGAGAAAAGATTTATATATTTAAGAGAAAAGAAAACATCAAAACAAAATATAATAGAAATAAATAAACTCTTGGAGAAGGAATATAGATGGTATTGTTCTGATAAAGAATTAGATGAATACTTAATTAAATCTAGGGAAGGTGTTAATAAAGCTATTAGTAGAGTTCAAGCTTATAAGATTATTAAAGCAGTAGGCAAGGACTTTGGAATAGATAACTTAGGTACTCATACATTAAGAAAGACTTTTGGTTATCATTACTATAAGCAAACTAAAGATGTAGCTACACTTATGAAAATGTATAATCATAGTGATCCTAGTATTACTCTTAGATATATTGGAATTATCCAGGATGAAATGAATAGAGCTAGAAGGAATTTTAGTATCTAATTTATTTTTTTATCTATACAGTTTAACTCAAAAGATAAATGTTAAATTGATATTTAGAAAATATATTCAAGGCTTTAGAATTTAACGCTTATAGAGTATAGAATGAGTTTAACAGAATATTAGATATGTAAAATATAATGACAAAATATATGAAATTATGTCCTATCATGGTAAAATGTACTATGATGGGAGGGAGAATTACAGAATGAATTATACGATTTTCGCAGATAAGTATCCTAATATTGATTTATTTTTAAAAATCTTTCAAGGTATTATGCCTACGCTTATAGCTTTATTGGCTATTCATATGAATAATAAAAAAGCCAATAGAAGAGAAGGTAATAAAATTATAGTTGATATGAGACTAAAAACTTTATTATTGTTACAAAATCAGATTGCAGAGCTTGAAAGTTTAGTATATAGTACAGGAAAAAAATTTTTGGAATATATGCATTATTTAGGAGAGTTGGACGAGAAAGAATATTTTAATGACTATTCTGCAGAGAACTATAAAATGCTAATGTTTTCTAGAAAAATTTTATTTTGTACTAATATGGAGATGGCTAAAATTCATATAAAAGAAATTAAATTTGATAAATGTTTTAATAAAATAAATGAGTATAGCCAGGAAATATTTAATTTAATGGATGAATATAATAAAAGGGCAATATGTACGCCTAAAGCTAAACAGAATGATTTATTAGATTATATTCAGCAACAATTAATTACAGTATCAGAAGCTGTAGAAGAAGAACTATTAGATTATGCTGAACGTTTATCTAATAATATACTGAATATTAAAGTTTATTAATTAAGAACCTAACAGGGTTCTTTTTTATTATTTAAATAAGGTGGAGAAGTACATGTTAATAATAGAATGTATTATAGGAGCAATAGTAGGTGGACTAGTTGGAGCTGGTATAGCTACAGTAATTGATAGGAGGAGAAGTAATGGCAGTAAATTGTAATACTTGTAATAAAGATTTTGAAATAGAAATCAAAACAAAATATAAGTTTGGTTTAGAAATACAATACTTTATATGTCCTCATTGCCAAGCAAAATATACTTATGTAGTTATAGATAATTACATAAGAGAAAGACAGAAAGAAGTACAGGAACTAAGAGATAAGATAAATAAATGTACTAAGCAAAAGCAAGTAAATAAGCTTACTAAAGAACAAGATAAGATAATTAGAGATATGAAAAGACATAGTGATAATTTAATAAAAGATATGAAGCTGGACACTGAATAGATAGTGTCTTTTTTATTTGTAGTTAAAGGGGGAGTTGGAATGAAAGAAAAGGTTCTATATGAATGTATGCAATGTGGCAAAACTTTTATTGAAAGAGCTACAGATGGTTTAAGTTGTTGTGAATGTAAAGGTGCATTGAGACCTTTAGATACTGTGAAAAGCATGAAAGAAAATCTATCAACAATGCAAGACAAGCTAAACAAGGCTAGCAAATTAACTGAGAAGAAAGAAGAAAATACAATATTAGGATATAGAATATATACTAAAGAAGATTATAAGAGATACTTATTATCTAATAGTAAAGCATGCGATATGAAGTGTATTATAAATAGTTTTGAAGAACATTGGCAAAGGATGAGTAAAGGATACAACTTCATTGTAGGAGTTGGTAAGGAAGATAGGTCAATGATGGTATATAGTGTTGAACATTTTAATGACAATGTATTAGGAGCAGAGCATATAAAAGATAATAGATATACTATTGAACCTCAGGAATTATCAAAGTTAATGAAAGAAACATTAACGAAAGCTACGGAAGCATTATCTCTAATGACTAAAGATTTAATGAATAGAAGTAATAATAATGGTTAACTTTTATAAATCTACAGTATGGATTAATAAGAGAAAAGAAATATTAAAGCGAGATCATAACGAATGTCAAAGATGTAAATTGAAAGGGAGATTTAGTAAAGCAGAGTGTGTGCATCATATTAAACATTTAAAGAATAGACCAGATTTAGCACTAGAGGATAATAATCTTATAAGCTTATGTTTTACTTGTCACAATGAAGTGCATCCGGAGAAATTAAATATAAGTATTAAGCCTAAATACAACAATGAGGAACGGTGGTAAGCGTTGGTATTACTAGCTTGACAGTACCCCCGGGTTGAGAATTTGATTTTTTTCGCAAGGCTCCAAGACCGGGCAAAACCTCCCAAAAGAAATTTTTTAATTTCTTCACATAAGAGGGGGGGGTGCAACTCATGTGAAATTGAGGGTGCAACTTCAAAAAATAATTCTGAAATGAGGTGGTGATTTTGGATGAAAAAGAAAACTTAATAATTAAGGAAAAAGCTTATAAAGACTACATTTCCGGAATGAAGTATAAAGATATAGCAGATAAATATTCTGTATCTATTAATACAGTTAAAAGTTGGAAGCGTAGATTAAATTGGCAGAGGAAACCGAACACAAAAAAGGGTGCAAAGTTGCAAAAGTTGCAAGGACTAGCAAAAGAGATTCAAGAAGATCTATTAAACCAGCTAAAGGAAAATGAAACACATGGAAAACACTACGAAGATTTAGTCAGTGACTATATGGCTTTATGGGATATTAAAAATAGACTTATAGAAGATATTAGAGTAAATGGTGTAGCTATTGAGTGGAATAATGGAAAACAAGCTGGTAAAAAGAAGAATGATAGTATAGGCGAATTAAATAAAACAAATGCTCAGATGCTTAAAATATTATCCGAATTGGGATTAAAACCATCACCAAAAGAAGTAGAGGATGATGATGGTGAAATGTAAATTTAACAAATACATTGATTCGTATATGGATAAAATTCGGAGTGGTAAAATTCCAGCATCTAAAGAATTGCATCAGGCAATGGACTTAGTTGAAAGAAAACTAAGTGATCCTGACGTTATAATAAAAAATGAAATGATAGATAAAGCTATAGAGCTGACAGAACGGTACTTTGATATGAAGTTGCTGGATTGGGAGCTTTTTTTATTTGCATTAATTCATTGCTATTACAAATCTACGGACATGGTAGTTTTTGATGAATTTTTAATTGTTATGGGTAGAGGTAATGGTAAAAATGGATTTATAAGTCCGGTCGCATGGTATTTATCAACTCACTATCATGGGATTCGAGGTTATAACATTGATATTATAGCCAATTCAGAAGACCAGGCAATGACAAGTTTCAATGATATTTTTGAAGTTTTGGAGAATACCTGGAAGAAGTCTAAAAAGTTTTTTACAAAGACAAAGCAGCAAATAACAAATAAAAAAACTAAATCTTATATAAAGTTTAATACATCAAATGCAAAGACAAAAGATGGTAAAAGGTCAGCATGTTTAATTTTTGATGAAATTCACGAGTATGAAAATTATGATACCATAAAAGTTTTTACGTCTGGTTTCGGTAAAAGAAAACATTCACGAGTTTTTTATATAACTACAAATGGTTATGTGCGTGGTGGAGTTTTAGACGAGCAGTTAAAAATAGCACATGATGTTTTAGATGGACAAATACAAGACTTAGGGTTATTACCTCTTATTTATAAGATAGATACTAAAGAAGAAGTGGACAATCCGGACAATTGGGTTAAGGCGTGTCCTTCACTACCCTATTTCCCTAATTTAAAAAAGGAAATGGATAAAGAGTTTGTAAAAATGAAGTATCAAAACCATGTGGCCCTTGATTTTATGACTAAAAGAATGAACCTTCCAGCACAAGATGCATTTACCGCAGCAGTACCTTGGGAAAAGATATTAAAAACTAATAGGGAAATACCTTATAAAAATTTACAAGGTATGCAGTGCATTGGTGCTATTGATTATGCAATGGTTACAGACTTTGCTAGTTGCGGGTTACTATTTAAATACAATGGGTTGAGATATTGGATAGAGCATACTTTTGTATGCCACAAGGCTTTAGAAGTAACAAGTAGACCTATTAAATTTCCAGTACAAGAAATGGTTGAAAAGGGACTTATAACAATTGTTCAAGGAGATAGTATTACACCGGAAATAATAGCGGATTGGTTCCAGGAGCAACAAAAGAAATATAACATTGTAAATATATTTGCAGATAGTTATAGAATACAACTTTTGAAAGCTAAGTTTGATGAAGTTGGACTTCCACTTAAAGAAGTACGTAGTGGACCTATAACACATGCAAAAGTAGCTCCTCTTATAGAATCTATTTTTGCTGAAGAACAAATAGTTATGGGAGATAATCCAACTATGCGTTGGTATATAAACAACACATACCAGGAGTTGGACAAGAAAGGTAATATTACTTATAAGAAAATAGAGCCTAAAACACGCAAAACTGATGGTTTTTTCGCCCTAATACATGCATTAAGCAAGGATGAAGAATTGAAGGAACAGACAGGATTTATGAAGTTGAATGTTCAGACATACTAGAAAGGGGGTGAGGGACTTGGGATAAGCAATTGGTTTTTAAATCTATTTAACAGAAATAAAATAGTAGCTTTAGATGGAGAATATGGAACATTAGAGGGAGAACTATTTTATAAGCAATTAGCTATAGAAAGTTGTATAAATTTAATTGCAAATTGTATAAGCAAGTGTGAATTTCTTACTTTTGAAAATGGCAAGGAAGCAAGGAAAGACAATTATTATTTATTTAATGTTAAGCCCAACCAAAATCTATCCGGTTCGGAATTTTGGAGAAAAGCAATATATAAGCTTTTTATAAATAATGAATTATTGATAGTACAGATAGACAATAAATTCTATATTGCTGATAGTTTTAATGATGATAAATATGCTTTAAAAGATAATATATATAAAGATGTTGTAATTAATGATTATGATCTAAAAGATACATTTAAAGAAAGTGATGTATTCCATCTTACTTTAAATAATAGCAACATTAAAAATCTTATTGATGGTTTATATATGGGGTATGCAAAGCTTATTAAAGCTGGACAACTAAGCTATATAAAAAGTAAAACACGTAGAGGGGTATTAAATGTACCTTCAACATATCCTCAAACACAGGATGCACAAGATGATTTAACCGACATAATGAATAATAGATTCAAGACATTTTTTCAAAGTGAAAAGGATGTTGTGCTACCACTTACAAATGGCTTGAATTATGAAGAATTAGGTATTAACAACAAGGGAAAATCAGTTGGAGAGGTTAGGGATGTACGTTCTTATATAGATGATATATTTGATTTTGTTGGAATAGCCTTTAATGTACCACCACAACTTTTAAAAGGTAATGTGGCTGATACAGAACAGGCTATTAATAATTTACTTATGTTTTGCATAAATCCTTTAGCAAAATTAATAAGTGATGAAATTAATATGAAATTCTATAGAAAAGCTGATTATTTAAATCGTACTTATACAAAATTAGATACAAGCAGAATAAGAGTAACAACATTAAAAGATATAGCAAATGCTTTAGATATTTTAACAAGGATAGGAGCCTACACAATAGATGATAGCTTAAAAGCTTTAGGTAAAGAGCCTGTTAATAAAGACTATTCTAAACAAAGATATATGACTAAAAACTATGAAAAAATAAGTGAAGGAGGTACTTAAATGAATGAAAAAACATTAGCTATACTAAATAAATATAAAGATTTAAAAGTTAGATGTGAATTGGTTAATGAAACAGAAAATTCAGCAGATGTATATCTATATGGTCAAATTGTTGATGAAAAGCCTGTAAATTGGTGGACAGGGAAAGAAGTAGAAGGAGAGTTTATTTATCCGGAAAACATAAGAAAACTAATAAATGAAGCTGGAGATAAAGAAATAAACTTACACATAAATTCAACTGGTGGAAGTATATATGCATCAATTTCTATTCATAACTTTTTAAAACAAGCTAAGAATAAAATAAATGTATATATAGATGGTATTGCAGCATCCGGAGCAAGTATTATTGCTATGGCAGCAGATAAAATTTTTATGCCTGAAAATACAACAATGATGATACACAGAGCAGCAGTAGGAGTTTATGGGAATGTTGAAACTTTAAGAAAAGTAGCTAACACTTTAGAAAAGTTTGATGAAACAGTTTTAAATAGCTATAAAGAAAGATTTATAGGTGAAATAGAAGAATTAAAAGCATTAATAGAAGATGAAACCTATTTAACTGCGACAGAGTGTAAAAACTTAGGGTTATGCGATGAAATTTTAAATGAACAACCAGAGCCTAAAGAAGAACCAAAAGAAGATATTAAAAATCAAATTTTAAATAAATATATGAATAAAGCACCACAGGCACAAAAACAGGAGCCTAGGAAAATTGAAAATAAAAATAAACAAGCTATACAAAATTTATTAAAAAATATAGGGGGAGTACAATAATATGACAATGAATAATTTAGATTTACAAAATAAAATAAAGGTCGAAACACAAGAAAAGATTAAAAATGCACTTGAAACAGGAAATACAGAAGATTTATCAGCAGCAATAGTAGCCATGTCAAATGATATTGAAAATAGCATTATGAAGGAAGCTAAAAATACTATAAATCAAAATATAAATGATAATGCTATTATGAATAAAAGGGGACTAAATCCACTAACAAGTTCCGAAACAAAATACTACAATGAAGTAATAAGCAAAGGTGGATTTAAGGGCGTTGAGGAATTAATGCCAAAGACTATTATAGATAGAGTTTTTGAAGATTTACAAAAAGAACATCCTTTACTAAGTGAAATAGATTTTATAAATACAACTGGTATAACTGAATGGATAACTAGAACTAAAGAAGTAGAAGCAGCATGGTGGGGACCTTTAGCGGAAGAAATTAAAAAGAAATTAGATAATGGATTCAAGAAGGAAAAAACAGATTTATTTAAATTAAGTGCGTATATTCCGGTTACAAAAAGCATGTTAGATTTGGGACCACAATGGCTTGATAAATTCGTAAGAGCAATGTTAACAGAATCTATAGCTATTGCTTTAGAGTTAGCTATAGTTGCTGGAACAGGAAAGAACCAACCTATAGGAATGCTTAAAAATTTAAGTGGTTCTGTACAAGATGGAGTATATCCGGATAAAGATGCAGTTGAATTAACAGATTTTGCTCCAGCAACACTAGGCAAAAATGTTATGGCTCCTTTAACTAAGGATGGTACTAGAAATGTAACAGGAATAATAATGGTAGTAAATCCAATTGATTATTGGGGAAAAGTATTCGGACAAACAACATTTTTAACTGCACAAGGAACTTATATTTATGGGGTTCTACCTATACCAGGCAAAATCATTCAATCCGTAGCAATTCCTAAAGGAAAGATGATTGTTGGTATGGCTAAAGATTATTTTATGGGCATAGGTTCAAGTCAGAAAATAGAGTATTCTGACCAATATCACTTTCTTGAAGATGAAAGAGTTTACTTATCTAAACAATATGGAAATGGTAAGCCTAAAGATAATAATTCGTTTTTAATTTTTGATATTAGTAAATTAGAAACTGAACCACCAAAAGCTACTAAAACAAAATAATAAAATAAGGTGATCTAAATGCTAGAAGAATTAAAAGAGTATCTAAGAGAAGATGATAATGAGGATATATTAAAAAAACTATTAAAAACAGGACAGGATTATTTAAATAAATTAGCTGGGATAACTTTAGATTATGAATCTAATATCCTGGCTAAAACTTTATTATTGGACTATTGCAGATACAGATATAATAATGCAACAGAATATTTCTTTGTAAATTTTAGGGAGGATATTCTAAGGCTACAGTTAGAAAGTGCGGTGATGTGGAGTGCAAAGCAGAAAACAAGTGATGCAACAACTAGCGCGAACTAAGAATAAGAGAATTGAAATTATAGTAGAAAATGAAAATGCTACAGATGAAGATGGATTTCCTATCGAGGGTGGGAAGTCCATTAAAACTGTATTTGCTAATGTAAGGAGTTTAAGAGGAAAAGAATTTTATCAAGCATCACAGGTGCAAATGCAAGATGATAAAGTATTTTATATTAACTATTTTAAAGGCTTAGATACTAAAGTAGAAATAAAATATAAGAATGAATTATACAACATTATTTCTATAGTTAATATTGATGAAGCTAACAGAGAGTATGAAGTTAGGGCAAGGTTGGTGAAAGCTAGTGGCTGATATGCAATTAGAGGGAATGGATAGTCTAATTAGGAAATTAGAGGATATGGGCAAGGCTGGAACTAAAGTACAGAATAGTGCTTTAAAAAAAGCTGGAGAAGTAATAAATAATGAAATAAAAGCTAATGCTCCAACTAGTTCTAGTCCTAGACAACCTCGACCTAAAAAAAATCTATGGCGTACCGGTGGACACGCTAAAGAATTATTAACTGTTAGTAATGTTAAGTCTAAAAAAGGATTTAAATATGTAGAAGTAGGTATTCAAAAAGGAGATAATACTAAGGCTTTTTATTTAAAATTTAAGGAGTTTGGAAGTAGTAAAGAAGCAGCTAAACCCTTCATGGGTCCAGCATACGAATCAAAAAAAGATGAAGCAAAGGAAGTTATTAAAACAGAAATAAAAAACGCTCTAGGATTATAAATAAATTTTTAGAATTATTTTAAATAGATAATTAGTATATTCAAGATATTTTAAAATTTTAAAAATATTACAAGGAGGTTTTTATATGTGAATATAAATAATCTTATTATAAATACATTAAAGCCTATTGGAGTTCCAGCCGTATTTGAATTTTATGCTGGTTCAGAAACTACTTATATAACATTTTCGGAATATCTCCAGCAAGGAGAGGTATTTTGTGATGATGAAGAACAAGCAACAGGACATTATATACAAGTTAATGTATTTAGTAAAAAGAATTATAGTAAAGTTGTAGATCAAGTTAAAGTTTTATTAAAAGAAAAAGGATTTATAAGAAAAACAGAACATGGGTTATATGAACCGGATACTCAAATTTATCATAGAGTTATCCGATTTTTTTATGTTGAAAATGAGGAGGAATAAGCATGAATGTATTAACAGGATTAAGAGGATTTAGGGTAGTTGAATTAACAAAAGATGAAGATGGTGCAACTGAATATGGTAAAGATATTAAAAAATTAATAGGTGCTAGACATATAAAGGTTACTCCTAAAAGTTCAAGTGCTGAATTGTACGGTGATGACCAGCTATTAGAATCTACTAGTGCTGTTGGGGTAATAGATGTAGAAATAGACTTGGCTGAATTACCTTTAGAACTTAGAGCATTTTTCAGAGGAAATACTTATAAAGACGGTGTATTACTTGAAAATAAAACTGATACTGCACCTAAAATCGCACTAGGATTTATAGCAGCTAAATCTCAAAAAGGAGATAGACTTGTTTGGCTTACAAAAGGTACGTCAGAACCAATTGAGGATGAAAATAAAACTAAAACTGATAAAGTTGACTATCAAACTCAAAAAATTAAGTTCAAATTCATGCCTAGAATTTCTGACGGATTATATAAAATTACGGCTGATACAGATTTAGAAAAAGCTCCAACGGAAGTAGAATTTTTTACAACAGATTTCTTAAAAACAGGAAAAAAAAACGAACACTAGAAGTTCCAGAAGTTAAATTAGAATTAGAAAAGGAGGAAGTAGAACATGAATAATGTTAAAACAACAGGATCAACTGTTATTTTAGATAAGGAAAGAAAAGTAGTATATGATTTAAATGCTTTATGCAGTTTAGAAGAAAAATACGGAAGTTTAGATAAAGCAATAGAAAAGGTATCGCCTAAAGAGGGATTGCCTGGGATGAAAGACATTAGGTATATGTTTTATCTAGGTTTAAAAAATGATGATGAAACATTAACAGAAGAAAAGGTTGGATCACTTATAACATTAAATAATATTTATGATATTATTGAAGTTATAGGAAATGCTATGACAGGCTCATTACCAGAAGCAAAAGGTGAGGAAAAAAACGAGTAGACCAGTCCCAAAACGATAAATTAGATTGGGATTGGTTTTATTATATTGGAAAAGTACAGTTAGGATTTACAGATAAAGAGTTTTGGAAACTTACTTTAAGAAAGCTATTAGCAACTTGGGAACAACATTGCAAATTTAATGGTTTGACTAAAGAGGAAGAAAAAGAGAAAGAACAGGATGTATATATAGACCAGGTTGCTTGGTTGTAATTTCCTTTTGTAGTATAATATAAGCAATACTTATAGGGGGAATTCACATGGAAGATAAGAAAAATAAGTGGCTTGAAAGGTCAGAAAGATGGCAAAAGAGATCAGAACAATTTGACAAGGCTGGAAAAAATATGAGTAAGCTAGGTGGTAAACTAACTATCATGTTTACAGTACCTATTCTATTAGCTATATTTTTCGGAGTGCCTGGTTTTATTATAGGAATTGTAATTGCAATTGTAGCTTTATGCTCATAAAAAATTAAATAAGAATATTTTTAAGGACATCTCATTTTGAGGTGTCTTTTTGTTTTGCAAATTTTTAAGGAAGGAGGTAGGCATATGAGTGATGTAGGAAGTTTAGTGGTAAAAGTAGCTATGGATAATAGCAATTTCCAACAGGGCGTACAAAATTTAAATCGTTCTATGAAAGTTATACAAAGTGAATTTAAAAATGCAACGAGTGGATTAAAAGACCATGGCAAGGGGCTTGAAGGACTTAAAGCTAAACAAGAAATGCTATCTAAATCTATAGATGTACAAAGTAAAATAGTACAAAAGTATAAAGATAAGCTTAAAGAAAGTAAGGAAACTTTAAATAAAAATGCAGATGCTCAGGCAAAATTAAAAGATAAAATACAAGATGCTAAAAAAGCTTATGAGGAAAGCAAACAAACTTTAGGTGAAAACAATTCTAAAACAAAAGAGTTGAAAAAAGCTTATGAAGAATTAAGTACAGAGTACGCTAAAAATGAAGATAAGCTTAGAAATAATGTGCGTACAGTAGAAAATTATACTACTAAAGTAAACAATGCTGAATCTAAATTAAAAGGTATGCAACAACAATTAAATAGTGTTAGCAGTAGTATTCAACAACAGGAAAACAAGTGGACTAGACTATCACAAAAGTTAGATAGCATAGGTAAAAAGTTTGAAGCAGTAGGACAGAAAATGTCTAGCATGGGTAAGGGATTAACTGCTAAATTAACAGGTCCTATAGCAGCAATTGGAGTTGCAGCATCTAAAATTGGAATGGATTTTGAAGCTAGTATGAGTAATGTATCTGCTTTATCTGGAGCAACAGGAGATAGTCTAAAACAATTAGAAAACAAAGCAAGAGAAATGGGCGCTAATACTTCAAAAAGTGCAAAAGATGCAGCAGACGGAATGGGATTTTTAGCTTTAAGCGGAATGAAGAATAAAGAAATGCTAGAAGCTATAGAGCCTGTACTAAGATTATCCGAAGCTGGTAACTTAGATTTAGCAAGAGCATCTAATTTAACTACTAATGCTTTAAGTGCTTTGAGTTTAAAAGTACAAGATTTACCACATTTTTTAGATGTAGTTGCACAGAGTGCAAGGTCGAGTAACACCAATATAGACCAAATGGCGGAAGCCTATATAACTTGTGGTGGAACTTTAAAAGGATTAAATGTCCCTTTAGAAGAAAGTGCAGTTATCTTAGGAATGTTCGCTAACAAGGGAGTAACTGCTGGAGAAGCTGGAACTGCTTTAAATGCTATAATAACAAATCTTACTGCACCAACTGGAAGGGCTGAAAAAGCATTGAAAGCATTAAATATTTCCGCGTTTGATAGCCATGGGAAATTTAAAGGTCTATCAAATATTTTATTTGAAGTAAAAGATAAAACTAAAAATTTAACAGAAAAAAATAAAAATATGTATTTGAGCATGATCGGTGGCAAAGAGCATATTAAAGACTTAAATGCATTACTAAATGGATTAGGTAGTGACTATACTAAGTTGAAGGGTGATATTGATAGTTCTAATGGTGCTTTGAATGACATGGCTAAAACAATGCAAGATAATAATAAAGGGTCTATTACTTCTTTAAAAAGTGCATTGGAAGAACTATGCATAAAAATTTATAATGTTTTGAAACCAGCTATAGCTAGTATAGTAGATACATTGCGAGAATGGACTAAAAAGCTTAATAGCTTAACACCAGCACAACAAGAAACAATTATAAAAATAGCTGGATTAGTAGCAGCTATAGGACCTCTATTAATAGTTGGTGGAAAATTAGCAAGTGGTATAAATAGTATAATAAAGCTCGGAAGTGGAATAGCTGGATTAGTAGGGAAAATAGGTACATTAGCAAATGTAACAAGTAAATTGGGTTTAATAGCAAAAGCTGGACCATTACTATTAAATCCTTATGCTTTAGCGATAGCTGGAATAGGAATAGCTGGATATGCTACTTATAAACATTTAAATAAAAAATGTGTACCAGCAGTAGATCTATTTGCTAATAAAGTAGAAACTACTTCACATAGAATTAAAAGTGCTAACGGAACTATAACTAATAGTTATTCGCAGACTACTATTAAGATTTCCGAAGCTACTAAAAAAGCAGTGGGTTCGTACATGGAACTAGATAATAAGGCTAGTAAATCTTTAATGAATTTAAATGCTAATAGCACTAAGTTTACAGATAGTGCTAAGAAAACAGTAATTAAAAACTTTAACGATATGGTTCAAAAGGGTAGTAAAAAAGGTGCAGATTTTAATACAAATATAACAAAAGAATTTGCTAACTTAATAAATAATACTGGAACTTTAACAGAGCAAAATAAGCAACAAATAATAAGTAAATACTCTAGTATGGTATTAGATTGCGAAAAATTAAGTAGTAAGCAAAAAGTTGATACTGTAAATAAATTTAAAGAAATTTTTAAAGAAACGACAGGAATTACACAACAACAAAAAGATACTTTAGTTGCTCAATATAAAGAAATGGGAGCACAAATAAATGCTGGGTACGATAAGCATTATCAGGATCATACTGCAAAATTACAAAAATTCTTTAGCAAAAATACTACTTTAACCGCACAGGAACAACAGGAAATACTAGCTAAAGAAAAATCTCACAATGATCAAATGAAGGCATCCACCAATGAGTATACTGAAAAGATTAAGGCTATTTTTGAAAGAGCATCTAAAGATAATAGACAACTAAAAGCAGATGAGGTAAAAGATATTAAAATGTATCAAGACAATATGAAAGAAAATGCAGTTAAGACTTTATCCGCAAATGAAGTTGAATCTAAAGTTATTCTTGAAAGAACTAAAAGTTATTCTACGAGCATAACTACTGAACAAGCCAGTGAGGTTATCAAAAACGCAGAAACGCAAAGAGTTAAAACTGTTGATGAAGCGAACAAACAGTATATAGAAACAACGAATAATATAAAAGAAATGAGAGATAAGACAGGAAGTATTACTGCTGAACAAGCTGAAAAAATGATGAAAGATGCTGAAAAACAACGTGATGAAACTGTTAAGAAAGCTGGTGAACAAAAAGAAGGCGTAGTAAAACAAGTTTCCCAACAAAATGCAGATGTAATTAAAAATATAGATACTAGCAATGGTCAAATCAAGACTAAATATCAGGTTTTAAAAGAAGATATATCTAAAAAATGTAGTGAAGCATGGAGTAGTATAAATAAATCTTTTAATAACGGTGGCGAAAAAATTAAACAAAGCACACATGAAACCATTGAAAAAATGCGAGGTAAATGTAAAGAAGCTAAAACAAACGCTAAAATTTGGGGGTCTGATATAGCTGAAAGTCTTAAGAATGGATTAGATTCTAAAAAAGAAGCTATTAAATCTAAGGCAGAAGAATTAAAGAAT